TGACAGTATTGAACGAAACGATAAGAACCTTGCTAAAATAAAGATGAGCAGTTGCCTTTGGGGGGTGCTCTCCCCCACCTTTTTAGGATATATATGGCTTACGAAAACCAAAAAGATGTTGCCGACTTCATAAGCACATTACTCCACTCGGGAACTGTTACGCACTTCATGCACTTGTCCACTACCGATCTAGGTGTGCATAAAGCCTTGGGCAAATACTATCCCCAGATCATTGAGTTAACCGATAGATTTGCAGAAGCCTACTCAGGGTGTTACGAGCGCATCAAAGATTTCCCAGAGAATTTCCATAATGCTAAAGACCCAATGAAATACATGGTTAGCATACAAAACTATGTAATTAAGAACAGAAAAGCAATGCCAGACGAGAGCCAATTGCAAAACATTGTTGACGAAATAGCGGAATTGATTGACAGGACGATCTATCGTTTAGGGTTGCAATGATCAGAATCTTTGCAGGCTACGACCCTCGGGAGGCTATTGGGTATCATGTTTTTACCCAATCCTTGATTGAGCGCACCTCAGAAGCGGTGGCGATCACGCCTTTTTTTGGCAAGCAAAGAGACGGGTCGAACACATTTATCTACCAAAGATTCTTAGTGCCTTACTTCACAGGGTTTAGAGGTAGGGCGATATTTATGGATGCAAGCGATATGCTGATGCTTGCCGACATAGCCGAACTGGACAAGTTATTTGACCCCACCAAGGCGGTGCAAGTAGTTAAGCACAATTACTTTACCAAACACAAAAGGAAATACATTGGCACAGCGATGGAGACCAAGAACGAGAACTATCCGAGAAAGAACTGGTCGAGCCTGATACTGTGGAACTGTGAGCATCCTGACAACAAGGTGTTAGACCCTGATTTTGTGGATGACCATACAGGAAGTGAACTACATCGGTTTGAGTGGCTAAAAGACGATCAGATAGGTGAGTTACCAGAAGAGTGGAATGTTTTGGTGGGTGAAGATCAACACAACGCCAAGATAGCGCATTACACTCTTGGAATACCAGAGTTTGAGCATTACAAGAATTGCGCGTATTCTCAGGAATGGCACAAAACCAAGTCAAGAATGCTTAACGGGCTGATAAACATGAAGGAAAACGCTCATGCCTGAATATAGTGATGAAGAAATTTACAGTCAATTGGCTAAAGCGTTGTCATCACCAGTTCGCTATGACGCATCTGGCAATATTATCGCAATACCAAAAGGCTTTGCTGGCGGGGGTCGAATTGGCGCAAATATTCCATTGTCAAACAATGAATCAATAAACGCTGGTTTAAGTATGTCTGGGGTACAAACGCCCAATTTTCAAGAATTAAAAGCACAGGGCATGGATTTGGCGTATCAAAAGGGTGATGAGACTTATGGAATGCGTTACAACAGACCACCTCCTATCCCTATGACTGACCCACATGGAAGGTTACAAGCCCCACCGCCAAGATTTATGCTCAATTACTCTAAGAGATATTGATGCCTGATTACAGAGCATTAGCCCAAGCCTTGGGTACATCGCAACCAACCCCACAAGAGATTGAGCGCATGGCAGCATTGCAAAGCCCCGCCTTTGGTGTATTTCCGCAGATGAAACCTTATCGGTCTGAGCAAGACATAACGGCAAGTGCCAATGTGCCTGTGGATGTGCTAAGAGGGCGTATTGCTGGCACACGGGGTTTATTTGGCGATGTAGTAAACCAACCAATACCAATGGTCAGACCGCTACAACTTCTTAGCCAAGCGTTTACAGGACAGCAAAAGTACCCTGATACGGAACATTATTTAGAAACAATGCCATTAAAGTCAAACACACCAATTGGTGATGTTGCGGGAAGAATGGGCAGCTTTGCGCCAATTAACCCAATGCCTGCGGTAAAAGGCTACCTCAGTTTATTGGGTAACGAGATCAACGCAGGGATGACGGGACAGCCGACCAGATCGGTTATTGGGCAGATGACACCCAAGCCTTTACAGATATTTATTGGTGAAAACGCAAAGACTTGGGACAAAGTAGATGCTGTTAGAGCGCAAGCAATGGAGAAGAAAGGCGCAACACCAGAAGAGATTTGGACAGAAACAGGCACATTCCGTGGCCCAGAAGGTAAGTGGAGACAAGAGATAAGCGACCAAAACCTTGGTATACAAGATTTTAGGAACACGGGTGGCGCATTGGTGATCAAGCACCCAGAACTGCAAGCCTCTTATGAGCAATTGCCTAGAGGCGTAAAAGTAGTGCCAACACCAGAATATGAGCAAATGGCATCCTACGAAGCCCCAAAGAGGGAATTAGATTGGCAATTAGGGGAAGGTGGAACTATTCGCGTTCCAACCAATGAGCCAACACCGATAGATGTATATGCCCATGAACTGCAACACGCTGTGCAAGCCAAAGAGGGGTTTCATCCTGGCGGTAACCCAAAAATGTTTAAGCCACATGATGTGTTTACTACGCAAGCATTAGAAGATTCGGCAATTATTGACAAAATGATGCGTGGTGCAAACTTAAGTCAATTAGAAGCACAGCAAAGGTTTGAATCAGTATTTCAACGAAAACCAAGCGCAGGGGCATTTGCCGCACTTGAAAGAGTAGGAACTGGTGACAAATTAGATAAGGCTGTGGAAGCGGCTAGACTTTCTGATAACCCAATGGAATCATATTTCCGTTTGGCTGGCGAAGCAGAGGCTAGAGCAGTCCAAGAACGCTTAAATATGACGGATACAGAAAGACGGGCTAAGTTTCCTTATGAATCTTATGATGTACCCAAAGAAAAACTTATAATTAAAAATACTTATAATGGAAACTAAAGTAGTTAAAAGTAGGAAGAAGGCGGGAGGGCGTACATCAGGAACGCCCAACAAGACCACACAACAGGCAAGGGAGGCGATTGCTTTGTTTGTTGATGGTAATGCACACAGATTAGCAGAGTGGCTAGATAAGGTCGCAGATGGCATTCCTGAGGCAGATATAAAACCCAACCCTGCAAAGGCATTTGAGTTATTCCAAAGCGTAGTGGAATACCATGTGCCTAAACTTGCTAGGACAGAGATAACGGGCGCAGATGAAGGCGCAATCGAAATGGTGGTCAAGTGGGAAGGCGCGAAGTAATCATCCCCTACTCTCCGAGAGAGGCGTTCATGCCCTTTCACCAAAGGACGGAGAGATGGTCTTGTCTGGTGGCACACCGAAGGGCGGGGAAGACAGTCGCAGCTATCAACGATCTGATACGCAGAGCATTGACCGAGGGTGGGGTGAGAGCACAGTATGCCTATATAGCCCCGTTCAGAAGTCAAGCCAAGTCTGTGGCGTGGGATTACCTAAAGTTCTACGCCCAACCCGTAAGTAAAAGCACCAATGAGAGCGATCTAACAGTCGAACTGGTTAACGGGGCAAAGATCAGACTATTTGGCTCAGACAACGCAGATGCTATGCGTGGACTAGGATTCAATGGGGTATACCTAGACGAGTATGGAGACTTTAAACCTAGTGTGTGGGGTAATGTCATAAGACCCACTTTGTCTAGCACCTTGGGTTGGGCAGTCTTTGGGGGTACTCCAAAGGGAAAGAATCAGTTTCACGACATATACAGGGTTAGCCAGGCAACCCCAGATTGGTTCTTGCTACGCCTACCAGCCACAGTCTCTAAGATACTGCCTGACTCGGAACTGAGGGCTGCCAAAGACCAATTGAGTCAAGACCAGTACGACCAAGAGTATGAGTGCTCGTTTGAGGCAGCTATCCTCGGGGCGTTCTACGGGGTGGAGATGCGCCAACTAGACGCAGATGGCAGAATCCAAGACCTCAAGTTTGACCCTGATGCACCAGTATTCACAGCGTGGGACTTAGGCTATCGAGATGACACCGCGATCTGGTGGTATCAGGTAGTCAGGGGTGAGATTCATGTGATGGACTACTACGCAGTCTCAGGCGCATCCATCGAGGAAATAGCCAATGTTGTGAACTCTAAGGGCTATCGGTACACCAAGCACTACCTACCGCATGACGCTAGAGCCAAGACCCTTGCATCTGGAGGCAAGTCAATCCTTGAACAACTTGCTAGTCACCTTGGAGGGATTGGCAAACTAGCCATAGTGCCTGAGATCGGGGTGCAAGACGGCATACAGGCGGTGCGGATGATTCTGCCGAAGTGCTACTTTGACCCGATCTGTGATGAGGGGCTAGAGGCACTCAGACAGTACCAAAGAGAATATGATGAGGACAAGAAAACTTTTCGTCAAACTCCAAGGCATGATTGGTGTTCACACCCCG